AACCGATAGAAAATTTGCAGGCTCTGATACACTTGCAACTAGTTATGCAATTTCTTTTGCTGTTAAGAAATTAGCACCTTTCCACATGGTAATTTGTGGCCGCCAGGCTATAGATGGAGATACAGCTCAAGTAGGTCCTCAAGTGGCTGAAAAATGCGAAATTAATCAAGTTACTTACGCAGAAGAAATTATTTCAGTAGAAAACAACGAAGCCGTTATTAAACGCCGCTTAGAAAGAGGTATTGAAATCGTAAAAGCTCCATTCCCCGTATTAGTTACCGTTCATAGTTCTGCTCCAGAATGTAGATCTCGCAATTCTAAGTTATTGTTGAAATATAAACATGCTAGAACCATTACAGAACTTCAAGAAGAAACAAAATTATTCCAAAAATATTTATGAAAAACTTTAACCAATTTGTAAATGAGGGTATTAGAGATAAAATGTTACCTAAATCAGAAGATGAATTACAATCTGCTTATAATAATTTAATTAAAGATATAAATAATCCATTATCTACATATCCATATGGAATTAATAGGGAATTTCAAGAGATTGCCGATTTATTTAAACTAAATAAAAAAGATTTACATTTAATTACAGAAGATAATGATAAATGGAATTTATTAGATGAATTATTTACAAAATATACAGAAAATATAGAGAATAAAATAATTGAAGTAAAAGAAACAGAAACAGAATATGGTGGTGAATGGGTATGTTGGTCTGATAAAAAATTAGCATATTGGAATAGTAATGAAATAAATGATGTTAATGCATGGATATTCTATAAAAATGATTTTGTAAATGAATCTATTAGAGATAAAATGTCACCTAAATCAGAAGAAGATATATTAAATTCTTTAAAAGGATTATCAACACATCAAAAATTAATGTTAGGTTGTAAGAATGATAGTGTATTAGCAGTTAAATTAGTAATGGAAGAAGATGAACAAAAAAAGGATGAAGAAGATGAAAGTATCATACATATAGATGATGAATGGCCACTTAGAAAAGCATGTAAGGAAGGTTCTCTTGAAGTTGTTAAATTTTTATTAGATAATGGTGCTGATGTCCATGCTTGTGATGATGATGCATTTTGGGTAGCAAGAGGAAATAGACCATTAATTAAATTATTAAATAGTTATAAGTATAAAAAAAAGAATTAATAAATTAATTCCTTTCTATTAAATGTCTATCTCTTGTATAACATTTAAGTTTATATTCATAATATGTTGAATCTTTATAATATGTACTGAATATTAAATAATAAATAGTTTTCTTATTTTCTTTAGTAACATATCTATCAATTGTATAACCATCTTTTTTAGTATATTCATAATAAACCGGAATCCAATCATCCATTGAAATTGAATCCATTTTTAAATAATAAAATGTTTTATTTATATCAAAAAGTGCTTTATCTTTCTGATCAATTGTATATGTTTCATTATATAAAATAAATGACCTTGTTTGTACACAACCCATCATAAATATAAGAGTAATTAAAAAGAATTTTTTCATTAAAGGTTTTTATTCTTATATATAAAAAAAACCCTTTGAACTTTCAAAGGGTTTTTATTTTTAGTTTACTTTTCTAGTATCCTTCATATTTTTATAATCATCATGAATTTTAGTTATTTTATCTTCAAGGGGTGTACCTTTTACAGTCTTTAATATCCCTTCCCATCCACCAGATTCACCACCAAATAAATCACCTAAATTAAATCCAGTTTTTTGTTCTTTAAGATTCTTAGCTAATATTTCTGATAATTTAACATCATTAGAAGAAATCATTGCTTCAATTAAACCTGGTTGAATTGCTGCCATTTCAGCTTCAATCTCCTTAATTCTTATATCAGAACGTTCTTTTTCAAATGCTAATTTCAAATCTTCTACATCTTTATCTCTTTGTAATTTAGACTCTGTGATACTATCAATAAATTCTTGTTCATTCTTTTCTGCAACAAACTTATCACTTCTTCTCTTAGTTTCATTTTCTAATTTAGTTACTAAAAGATTATTACTATTAGTTTCAATTAATAAATCAACTTCAGTTTGTTTAGTATGTGTCTTAACCTTTTCATCAAGTTTCTTTCTTGTAATATCTTCAACTTTCATTGCAAATTCAAGGTCTTTACCTAATTTAATAATGTTTAAGTTTTGTTCAACTGTATTGTGTTGATTATCAACTAACATAGTTGCAATCTTAGTATCATTTATTTCAACATTAAGAACTTCAACATCATAAATCTTCATACCATTTTCAGAAAATGTTCTACCTTTTCTTGTACCTTCTTTAGATTCACCCAAGATAGTATCTCTAATAATATCAGTTGCATTTTCATTGAAATGTTCAACAGTTTGTTTCTTAGCAACATTTCTTATTAATGACCTCATATGTTGTGTCAATAACTTAACATAATCAGAAACCTTAAACCAATTTTTGTTTTCACCTTCAAAATCTACTTTATAAGAAATTCTAATATTAACTTTAATCAAGTCTTTTGTTTCTACTTCAATAATATCAGATACAACATTATTTTTAGTTTGTAAATATGCAGTTGTCATTAATTTAGTATCAGTTTTTGGTTTACCTGTTGATAATTCCAATACTTCTAATGTTTCATCATATTCTAACATAATTACTTGTGGACCTTCTACTACTCTTCTATTACCTAATTTATTAACAATTTGAACTGCATAATTAGGCCAAATATTTAATAATATTGCACCTTCATACTTAGTATCCAATTTAATAGACCTTGGTTTAGTATATTCAGTCTTACGATCCATTTCATCATCCATATAACCAACTGCTGCTGATGCTAATACAGTACTCTTATTTCTCAATGCTCTACTTGCCATTGATAAATCTTCTTGAATATATTCATTAGATGAATTACTTGCAGCAATTCTTAATTTACGATTGTATTCAAGTGCTTCTACATTATTAGGCCACCATAATTGGACAGTTTTATCATCAAGAACTCTTTTTACAATTACTTCTGTTCTTGGGTCTGGTAATAACATTTTCGGTCCTTTAGTTGTTCCTACATCACCTTTAATCTTATCAAGAATATATCTACCTTCACCTGATGGTACAGCTGTTGCATAATGAATAGATTCATTACCATATTTAATTACTGCATGTTCTGCTCTTGGAAAATAAATCTTTTGTTCATTTCCTGTAATAAATAATTCTTCACCTGCTTTGTAAGTTGTACCTTCTTCTGTATAATCTGCAATAACCTTAATATAGATACCCATATTCTCATTAAGTTCTATTGCCCTAAAGATTCTTTGACCTTTATTTTCAATGAAAATTTCAGTAGGTTTAGGGAATACTACATCAGGTCCTTTTACATATCTTTTTCCACCATTTTGATCAAGTAATATACAATACTCTAATCTTTCTAAAGTAACAGCATCTCTTGTGTATTTACCATTATCTTCCAATACTTCTATACCAGTTGGTGGCATATAAAATGATACATCAGTACCTTTTATAATAAGAAGATTACCAGTTCTAATTTCCTTTTGGTCAAACAATTCACCTTTAACTGTTTTTTCACCTTCTACATCTTCTACTTTTTTAACTACTGCATTTTTCAAATTTTCTTTAGCTTCCTTTTCATTATAAACACGAATAAGAAGATATTCATTTGATTTTAATTGATGTCCATCAACTACATCTGCAACTTGTCCAGGGAACAATGCAAATAATGTAGGTCCTTGAACATTAACTTTTCTACCAATCATAAGATCAATAGAACTTTGTTTTCCTTTTACCGGATGTTTCAATCCATCTTCATCTTTGGAAGGGTTTGTCAATACTAAATATTGACCCTCATCTGCTGCAGGTGATATTGTAATTGCTTTGTCCGGTGTTGTTGGTATAAATCTACGGGTACTTTCTTCATAAAGAACAGGTTTATCTGTATCCCCCATTGTTGTTTTATTTGGACCAGCTATTACATCAACTTGACCAGATGTACCATCTTGAACAAAAACATATGTACCTTGTGATAAGATTAAGTCACCACTTCTACCTTCAATTGCCATACTTATTTTGATTATTTTTTGTATAAATTAATATATTTTATACTTTTTATAGAATTCTAATCAAAGTAAGTTTAAGAATTATAAAATATTATTGAATTTTTTCATATTTTCTTCTTTCCATAAAGGTTGTAAATTACTTAAAGCATTTACTTCACTTGGTTCAGCATTCATGTCAAATGATGTTAATGGCCTTATATGATCAATCTCCCATTCACCATAATTTTCCCAAGTCATTGATTCTTTAAATTGTTTTTCAATATGATGTTTTAATTGAGCAGCAGTATATCCTAACATATCTTGTGTATGTCCTTCTTTTTCTGTACCTAAATAATATAATGTCCTATATAATATTCTTCTCCATGCTACAATATGTGGATTATTTCTTCTATATGAATAATATTTATCTCTATTTTCTACTTTATAATTTTTAATATAAAGTCTATTTTTTTCTTTTATTTCTGGTATATCCCTATATTCTTTTTTCTTTTTTAAAATTTCTTCTCTGTTTTTAATATGATATTCTTTTTTTTCTTTTAAAATTTTTTCTTTATTTTCTTTATAAAAATTAACATCATATTCATGTCTTTTTTCTTTAAATTCTTTTGTAGAACTTCTTTCTTTATCCTTTTCATTAACACACTTTTTACAAAAAGATTGATATTTCTGAACACCATTTTTATCTTTATACTTTTTTGAGTATTCTGATATAGGTTTATCTTCTTTACAATTACTACAAATTTTATGTTCTTCCATAATTTTAATTATTATTTTTACTTATATAGTATATATTAATTAAAAAGTTTAAATTATTTTGTAAAGTTTTCCAACCAGTCCACTTTTTTATATTAAAAAACCCCTTTGTTTATAAGGGGTTTATTTTTTGTTTTGTAACTACTTGATTATCAATGAGTTAGAAATAATAATCTTCCCACCAATCTGCAGCCCAAGTTGCAGTAAGTGCTTGTAAAGTACCAGTATCAGTCCATGATAAATCACCACCATCATTAAATGATATCATTTGACAATTATGGAAAGTTACTCTTCTAATGATTTCACCTTCTCTATCATGTTGATAAAGGATAATTGAACCAAGTGCATTTTTCTTATAATGTGATGAACCATCTTCATTATTCCATAATAGATCATACCAGTCTTTAATCATTCTGAATGTAAACATTTGTTTATTATCATTTTGATTAATGTTAAAGGTAATAGCTACATCTTGTAATGAAGTAGTAGGTGGGAATCCCATGTATAATCTAGTTGAATATTTATATCTTTGATCCACAACACCTAAAGATGGATATGTTGGAATCTTTGCAGTAGTTGCATTTTCCATTAATAATTTAGTACCATTAGGGTGTCTAGAAGATATTAATTCAGGAAGAAATATTTCTACTTCAAATAAATTTTTATATACTGGTTCCCAATTTGCATTGTGACTTTGTATGTTTGTAAAATGTGGTAATGCCATAATTTCACTTATTATTTTTTATTTTATATATAAAATTTTAATTTTCAATATTATTATATATTAAATATTATTTCTCATTTTTTATATATTTTGTATTTATTTTTAATTATAATTAAAAACCCACTAAAAATTTTTAGTGGGTTTTTAAAAAGTTTATATTAATTATTGTTGAAATCCTGTTGAGTTAATAGCACCAGTTTTTTCAATTGTAATATTATTAACAATCCAACCCATACCTTTTACTATTTCAATATAAGTGTCTAATACACCACCTTGTAAGTCAATAATATAAGGAGTATTATTTGTTGAATCAATTATATTTTTATAAACATAAAGACCTTCTTGTTCAACAAAATTTTGACAAATTTTATCAGCTCTATATTTTATTTCTGATCTAATAGTAGGAGTATTAAATTTCCATTGGTATCTTAATAACATATCATAAAGTTGATTTTCAAGTTCAATTAAAACTTCTCTTGAATGTAAGTAACTTAATGAAGATACTGGGAATACTTGTGCAGAGTTTTCATCATTAATTATATAACCTACATTTCTAATGAAAGTGATAGGATTTGCACCCATATCTGAAAAATTATCTAAATCATCATTAGAGAAATCTAATTCAGTACCGGAAATATCTGGAATTCTACCCATATTAACACCTGCAACAATTGTCCAAGGTTGAACACCTGCTGAAGAAGTAGTGAATTTTCTCATATAAGCACTTGCAACATAAGCAGCTGGTGGAACAAAACTTGCAACACCATTGTTAGTAACTTTAACATATGGGAAGAAATAACCAGTTGTAGAACGACCAGCGCCTGTACCAAATGAGTATAAGAAATCTGGGTTTAATTCTTGGTTAGCACCTTCTTTAATATATTTAATACTTAATGAACCATCAGTATTTAAGAAACTTGGGTTTGATGATTTCTTAAATGATTTTGCACTTGGCATATTAATAAAACCAAGACAATTTAATTTATCACCACAAAGGTCAACATATTGTTGTTTTGAACTTTCAGTTAAACCTAAACCAAATGAATCAACTAAATATCTCCATGATATTTTATTTTTATTAATTAAACCTTTATACATAGATGTATTTTTAGCAATAACATTTAATATAGTATTTAATCTACTTTCAGTTCCATTAGGAATAGAATCTTGATGAATAATAAATGGTTTTAATCCCATACCTTTTAAATGAGTTGCATAACTATATACAGCTGGATAAGAAGTAGTGTACATTTCTGTTGTACCACTTGCATAAGATATTTTAACTGGTCCATCAGTATAAAGAATTTTCATAGTTGAATCAGCTGGATCATTTTTAACATTAGTAATTCTAACTAATTTTCTTGCTACAGTATTACCTTTAATATATTCAGAACCATCTGGAGCTAAATAATCAGCACTAACATAAGCTTCTAAGTATGAACCTCTGATAATTTCAGAATATCTATCTTTATTAACTTTAATTACAACTACATTATTTTCATCAGAACCTTCATATGATTCAATTTCTACTGTTTGTCTCCAGTTTCCAATATCAGTTAATATTGAAAGTCCATTAGTAACAGTATATGAATTAGATAATTTAACTCTTAATACACCTAATGTATCAATATACATTGTCATTGTAGTTGTTGTACCTGATATTACATCATTAGTATTAATTATACCATTATAAAAATCAATATAAAAATCAGAATATTTAGCTACAATATTAGGTTGACTTAAATCACTAGTTGTAATAATTGTATCAGTAGTTTCAATTAAACCTGCTACTAATTTAAATTGTTTATCAACATAATATAATAATACATCTGTTGTACTTGAAAAGTAATCAGATGGTGTATCAAGATAAATAAATATTTGAGCATTTCTTGTAGAACCTAACTCTAATGATGTTATTGCTTTTATTTCAGTTTTTAAATCACCCAATGTATTAATAATAACACCTTTATTTGCTTCTAAATTAGTTACTATTTCATACCATACTTTATATGATCTTAATTTTGGATATTCATTATTTTTTAATAATGTACTACCAGATGTTCCTAAAAATTCAATTTTAAGATAATTATCTGTACCAGTTACACCACTTGTTATAAAAATATCTGGTGTAGATGAAGGTGCAGTTATATCACTTAATGTACCATTAATAATACCAGCAGTATTTCTTAATTCTAATGTACTTAATATAATTGTGTTAGTATTAGTAAATGTTATTTCTTTTAATGATAATGTACCAGGATATAAACTAGTATTACCAGCCATTACATGAATACCATCTTTGTCTAAATAAATTACATCCATTCTTTGATAACCATTAGCTAAAGTATTAACTGTTGTAGTACCTGATGTTATACCAGTTAAAACACCATTAATAATATAGTTACCTCCTTGATATGTTATAGTACCACCAGTGTAACTTGAAGTACTTCCTGATACAAATGATAATGTAATTCCAGTTTGTGTCCAGTTATTCCAGTTTTTAGTTGCACCATTAGGAGTACTAAAATTTGCAGTACCAAATACATTATTAGGTGAATCTAAACTAACTTCTGGATAATCAACTGTTTCTTTAATAGCTTGGTCATAAGATAAGAAATTAATATTATTAATATCTAAACCTACAATTGTATTACCTACTAAGTCGATTAAATCTGAAAGATAATCATTATCTAATAATAAATCTTGATTATAAGTACAGAATAAACTAGTTTTATCAGTGTTATTATTTAATACTGATTCAATATACATATCACGATTATTTAAATCTTTAAAGTTTGGAATTAAACTTACATCATAACTACCAACAACAACAACACCAGATTCATTTACAAAATCTTGCATATTATCAATGATAAGTCCATTTAATGTGAAATATTTTGACCAAGTAGTATCAGTACTTAATGATTTATAATTTGTCCAATCGCCAGCAAGAATTAATACACTAACTAAGTAATCTGAAATAAAAGATTTTGGATCAATATATCCAGGTACTAATGTATCACCACCATACCAAGAAGAAGCAGTTACATCAAATCCAGTTGTTGTAGATTTAGACATAAACACTGTAATCATCTTATCACCCATATTTGTTAAGTGTAATAAATTGTTTGGATTTAATCCAGTTTCATCAACTAAATATTGAAATGAATCTTCATCTCTAACCCAAAAATCTTGTCTATTAAAGAATTTTTCATAGTCAGATTGATTAACTAAACTACTATTTTCATAAAGTGCTGATGTTGAAATAGATACATAATTTAATACATCTCTATTAGGAACTGTTGCTAACATATTAAGTGCCCAAATTGGACCAGTAGCTAACATTTTTTCACATGTTCTATGAAAATAAGAATCTTTATTTTCCAATTGTTTATCAATTGTTCCATAAATTCTTTCAAAATCCACCGTATTATCAACATATACTGGTCTATTATAAGGACCTTTTTTAGAAAATCCTGGTATTAAATTAATTAATACATTTTGTGCTGGAAGTTCAATGATAGAATTATCTATTTCATTAATATAGATACCTGGTCTTTTGTATTTTCCTAAATCTTTTTCTTGTATTGGCATTTTATTAAGGTTATTTTTTATCTTAAATATTTTATATTATATATTAAATATTTTATTTCATTTTTTCATTATTTCTATAAATAATATTATTCTATATATAGTTAAAAACTTTTGGATTTTTGTTATTTTTTAATTATCTTTGTAAAAACAATATTATAACATGAAAGAATCTACTTTAAAATTAGTTAATAAGACAATGTTTAATTATTTAAGTCTTATTGGAATATGGGATGAGAAAAATATGAATCAAGACAATCCTATTATACTATATTTTATGACTAATACAATGTTAAATCGACCTGATTTATTGAATCCTTCTGAACAAGGATTATCAGTTATTAAATTAGAAGAAGAAGGTAATCAATTTACAAATGTAAATATTACAAATCAGTTTTTTCATCAAATTGTTAGAGAATTTTATAATGTTTATGGGAAAATTGATGAAATTGTATCCCACCAAGATGAAAGAGTAAAAGAATCACTTATTCAGTTCATTGGAAGTGAACAAAAATTTAATGACTATATAACTGATATAAAAGAAGAATATAAAAATTCTTTCTATGAACTTCTAAGAAATTTTAATTCACCAAACCCAAATTATAATGAAATAAAAATAAAAGTCTTAAATGATAAGATGATGGAATGTGCTTATAAGGAAGATTATAAAGAAGCTGCAATATTAAGAGATAAAATTAATTTACTAAAAGAAAAAGGGAAGATTTAAATCTTCCCTTTTTTTTAATCTTCATCATCAATAATAAAATCACCTGTTGTATCATCATACATTAATCCATAAGTTTTATCTGGATTATGGTCTTTACTATCCATCCAATCTATTAAATCACCTGTATATAAATCTCTATTTTTACAAATTGTTCTCATTTCACCCCAAGTAATACGAAGTTCTCCCCTATCATTTTCATATGCATAAGCTATTGTTAATACATCTGTTAAAAAACTTGCCATATATTCACCATTATTAAAGGTATCACCATATTTTTCATCTTCAACTTCTTCATAATCTGCTTCTTCAACTTCTTCATTCCATTCTGGAAAATCTGCATCTGTATATTTATTACCATTTTTATTTTTTGTGGTATAATTATAATATGTTTTTAATGTTTGTTCAATATCATATACTGAAGTATATATATCTTTACCTATTTTTATTGTACCATCTGAATAAATAATAACTGTTGCTTTTTTATTATCATCAAAATAATCAACATATATCATAGGTTCATCAGGATAAAGATCAATATCATCACAATACATATTCAATGCATCTTGCATTAAATAATTTACTTCTGAATATATTTCATATAATTCTTCATCAGTTAAATCATTTTTAGATTTATTTCTTGATTTCTTTTTTGATTTTTTATTTCTTCTACTTGATGGATAATTATATTCATAGGTTTCAACCTTTGTATGATCTCTTACTGTTGGTAATTCTTCCCATTTTACGTTTATAATTGTATCTGCTAATAATTCTAAATATGTTATATTTTGAACTTCTTCTGAACTATGTTCATGGAAATATCCAACTGATAAATTAGTACATTCCGGTATAAGTCTTACAAAATTAGCAGAATCAGTAAATATACCAAATGGATCTTGACTAAAACTTTTACGATGACCCCAATTAGTTAAATTGAGTTGAGCTGCTAAAGCATCTGCAAATTCACCTGAACAACAAGTACTACCTTTTTGTTTTGTAATAACTGAACCATAATCCCTTCTATCAAATGCAATACATCTTTTATATTTTGTAAATCTTTCTGGTTCTTTTTTAACTATACCACTTGAACCTACACTACCCCTTTCTTCACCAATGAAAAAATAATAAAGTCCCGGAACATTATTTTCAATTAAATTCATAAGTAATACTACACCTGCTTTATCATCTGCACCAAGTATTGTATTTCCACTTGAACCAACACCAGTATCACCACTTTTAGTTAGAAAAATATCATGTACTACTTTTTCTTTTTTCATAGCAGCAGTATCTAAATGACAACAAAACATAGTTTCACTTTCACCTATTTCCATATACCAATTACCTATTGAATCTTTTATTAATTCTTTTGGTAATCTATCTAATAATTGATCTTCTTCACCTAATATATAAGTGTAATCAGTTAAATCTAAAAATTTTTGTTGTATGTTCATTATTTGTATTTCTATTTATTTTATCCTTCAAATGGTGTAAAACCATCTACATCAAATAAATATCCACTATCAACCATTTCAATTCCATCATTAATTTCTTCAGTATAAACAACAGCAGTTGCAAAATTACCCAAATGTTCAACATAAGTACTAAAAGTTTGCCATACAAATTCATCATCAACACCATCAATCATACCTGATTCCATATCACCTAAATATTTTACTATTTCTTTTGCAGTTTCAAATTTCTTTTCAAGATTTTTTTCATCATTGAATTTTTTTATTAACTTTTTTAATAAAAGATCAGAACCTTCTAAATCAAGTATTTCATTTGATTCATTAAATTTTTTAATTTTCATAATTTTATTTATTATTTTTATTTATTATTCTACTCTTTTTATTGAAAATATATATTCATATTTACCAAATTCAGCATTTATATCACCACTAAGTTTTATTTCACCTTCTGCACCAGTTGTATATTCTTCCATAGAAGCAGACAATTCATATAAAGTATTTTCTAATACATCTTGTATTTCAACTTTTAATCCTTTGAAATAATTATTACTATCATCATCTAAATGTGACTTCATTAATTCATTATCTAAATTTTCATTAAATTTTTTAATTTTCATAATTTTATTTATTATTTTTATTAAATGTATATATTTAATTCTACAAATTAAAAAAGCTCAAATGTTATTTTGAGCTTTTCTTATGGTAAGTTTCTTTTGTCTTAAAAGACCAATTTTTATCTGGTCTATACTTTGTCTTTTTTAAATAATTATAAATAGGTTTCCAATCATTTAATGGTGAAAATCCACATTTATCTTCAAAAAGAATGTTGTAGTATGGTTTCTTATAATAATACCCAAAACAACCTGTTTCTGTTGAAATTTCGGGGTTTTCATTCACATACTTGATATGGATATTATCTTCTTTAAATGTTTCCATATATTTTTCAATTTCTTCCGGATAAGAAGATGTAAATAAAAACATAACAATATCATCCCTTTCACTTAATAGTTGTAAGGTTTCTTTTGCATATGGATAATAATCTATATTCTTTGTTACCTTTCTGTAATCAGGTCTTGATATTACACCATGTACGTCGAAAGCCCAGTATGTAGCATACCACTGATTCTTTTCAGCATGTTTAAACATCTTCTTCATCCATTTAAGGATAGGTGGTTTATAGAAAAAATTTATCATATAATAATTGCAGCTAAGTTTAATAAACAAACAAATAGATTTATTGATAAATTATTTATATTAGTTGTCCTATCAAAACGTGGGTCTCTTAATTTCAAAAAAGATTGGTAACTTAACCAACCAAATACTATCACACAAATTATATTGGCAATAGTTAAAATTACTAAAAATGTACTCATATCTTAAAATTTTAATTTTCCTTGTACTCTTAAACCATGTTTATTCAATTCAGGAATATCTGGTCCAACATATCTGATTGAATCCACTTCATTTTCATCACCTTCATTAATAAAAAGGTGTCCTGAATATTCATGCCAAATTCCATTTTCATCACATCCCCAACCTTCAAATTGTTCATCAATTTTTTCCCATTCTACTGAGATTTCATGCCCATTGGGTAATTTTTCTATTGTTATCATATTTTTATGTATTAAATTATTTTTTATTAGCTGGGTAAACAAATCTCTTCTGTACTGTTGTTACAATTACAATAGTATCTTTATCTACTTTAGTTATGATTCCCGGTTGTGTATTTCCAGTAATAACATGGAACTGTACTGAATCACCTATTTTCATAGTTTTATCAAATTCCTTTTTTATCTTTTCAGTTTTAATTGTTAAATAAACAACAACCACAATCATTAATATTGTTGCAATAAATAATACTATTATTCCTATTATAAATCCTAATGTATTCATATCTTTTTATTTTTTATGTTGTCCTTGATAATGTAATTCACCAAGAACTACTGTTATACTTGAAATTACTGCAAATTCAAAACTTATTAATTTCCAAAATGTCAAATATGTTATTCCATATAACACATAATAGAACATTCTTGATGTCCAAAAACTTTCTTTTTCTTTCATATCTTTTTATTTATTAAATATTTGAGTAAGTTTAATATATCCTACTAATATTATGATACCTGATACTACATCACATATTATTTCTGGTGTACTTTTTGGAAGTGCATTCCATCCAAAATAAACAGATTCAGATAACCAAAGGATTATTCCAAACATTAATATTCCAAAAGGTACTAAATATTTTTTATTCTTTTTTACAAGTGGATGTACTTCTCCAAAATTTTTATCATTAGAATATTTTTCTCTCAATTTATTCCATTCTTCATCCATTTTTGGATAAATTCTTTTAGTACTTTCGTCCATAATTTTTATTTATTAGTTATTTCTTTTGTTCTCATATTTACTACATATTCACCTTCATCACAAATCATTCCAGCAAAAATCTTATCTTTCCAAATAACTTTAAAATTCATAGGTGAATGTCCTAATTCTTCTGTTATTACTTTTTCTAATTCATCAGAAGATAAACTAGTAGATTGTATTAATTGCCATCTCTTTGGGTTTTTCATATTTTTTATTTTACTTCTTTGGGTTTTAAATGTGGAAATAATTTATAAAACCTTTTCCACGCAGTCTTTCTTTTCTTACTTGGGTATCTTATTTTATTACGATTAGAATTTCTACTACCATAATTAATAAATGTCTTATTATCTTTTCGTTCTGGTTTTGTCATTCTTTTGGTTTCCATATGAAGTTCATATTGAAGTGATTTGTAATATCTCCAATGTAATAACCATTCTTCTTCAACACAACCAGCTTTTTCATATAAATCAATAATTATTTTAGCAGCAGCAACTTGTTTAGCAAATGCTCCACTAAGTTTAACAAACCCCAATGAACTTTTAAGATTTTCTTTGTGCATAATATGATGACTCCTGATAAGTGTCATTAACTTACGTTTATCATCTCTATTCAAAGATACAATAATACCATCAACCTTATTGATAGTTATTTTTTCTGATTCAAAAAAGAATTGTTTCATTTTTTAAGTCTTTGATATAAATGTAATACTATTTGAAAAGGCCATACCCATGCACCTATCAATCCGCCTAATCCATCTGTTTTCTTAGGTGCTGTTCTACCTGATAAACGATACCACCATATAAAATATAATGATACTAATATCCCTACTAAATAATAACCTATTAATATTTCCATAATTTCTATTTTTTAAAATGATACGATACCTTTCTTTCTATTTGCTAATTCCCTATCACGGTCTTTCTTCCAAACACCAGTTAGATATTTTTCCAAGATAACATGATTTCCAAGTATTCTTATATACCCTTCACCATTATTGGCTCTTTCAATTACATTTTCTAAATATTCCTTTTCATTATGTTTTAGAATATGTTCTGTAAAACATGCCATTGTTCTCATACTTTTTTATTTCTTAAATATTTATCATTAAAATCAGTCATACCTCTGAAGAAAAGACCAAGTACAACACCAGCAAATATTGCATAAAGATCAAAATTAAAATCTTTATTTCCTATTTTTAGGATAACATAATAAAGTATCCAACCAAGTGTCATAATACTTAATGATACTAACCAAAGTCCGATTTTTTCTATTTTCATAATTTTTATTTTTTAATTACCAAAAATTGTTAAAGAACTAATTCCAAAAATAGCAAAAGCAAATCTCCAAAATCCATGCCATTCACCTGGATTAAAACTCCATCCTAAAAAGGATAGACACAAATAAACTATTAGCATTATACCAATGTAACTAATAAGATTTTTTAAAAAGTTTACCATAATTTTTATTTTTTAAGTAAGTTAATTAATTCACCAAAAGTAACAATCTGTACACCAAGTTTCTTAGCCTTTACCATCTTAGATGTTTCTGAACTCAAATCATCTGTTACCAAGAAACTACAATCCTTATTAAGAGTACCAGCAACAACACCATAAGGAGCAACTGCTTTCTCAAAATCACCTTTAGTAGCAAATCCAAATTCTTTAGGTGAACCCGTCATTTCCATAATTCTTGTTTTCATATTACTATCATTATTTTTTGTATCTTCTTTAGGGAATATTATTTCAACATTAGGAAGTGTTGAAATCTTTTCAACTACTTCTTTAATTTTAACCATCATATCAGAATCTTTATTCTCAATATTTTCTCTGATTGAATATTCAATCCCTGTGAAGTCATAGAGAAGTCCACAATAGAATTTCTCTACTTGTTTAGAAATAGTATTACCTACATTATAAAATTGTAAGGATTCAACTATATCACATAATTTAAGGGTTTTAATAGAGGATATTGCTTCCATCAATTTATCAAGTGCTCTACCACCTTTAAATTCACCACTATCCATAAGTTGTTGTGGGGTAACGGTAAGTAAATCAGTAATATCTCTAAGACCAGCATCATAAAATTTCTTGAAAATAGCAGGACCAATTCCAGCAATTTCAAATGCTAACATTCCTTTTTGGAACTTAATAACTGCAACACCACCACAATCAGGGTTGTCACAAACTAATTTATATTTACCATTTTTTCCAGTAGTTACTTTGAGTTTTGAACTACATTCAGGACAAGTTGTTGGAATAAATTCTATCATGTTTTATAATTTTAATTAGATACAAAGATAATACAAATAAATGAAATAACAAAATTTATTTAAATAATTGGGGATTCCACTATTGCAAAATGTGTTATTTGACACTGATCACCTTCTAAATCATAACCTATCCATTGTTTATCTTCCATAAATAATTGTCTGGCTGTTCTTGGAAGAATTTCAATAAATGAACATACTTTATCATTTCCTCTTAAGAAGGTTGCTCTTTGAAATCTTGAACAATCCTTATCTGTCAAATTATTTTGCCAAATTAAAATATTTTCACCTACAATATTGTAATTGTTGATTTCATTGATGTTAATCCAGTTCATATGTATAATTTTTAATTAATAATATACAAAGATAAGATAAATAAATGTAATAACAAAATTTATAGGTTAAGAATTTTCTAACATTTTTTCAACAATATCATTTAATGTCTGTATATCAATTGTCTTCATATACCAAATGGCACTTTTTCCATTTTCATCTTTTAAAGAGAATGAAAAATCATCACCATAAATACCACCATCATATTTATATAGTTCAGTAAAATATAGTTTTTGATAATTATGTGTTATTTCAAAATTTAACTTAACATAAGTATCATCTTGTTTATTGAAGTATTCCTCAACCTTATCAAATAATTCATTTCTACTTAATCTACTTTCATTTAATATATGTTGTTTATATGTTTTAATATTTTTCATTTTTAAATTATTTTTTATATGATAATAATTTTCTTAACTTTTCAACCACTACATCAAAGTTATTTTCATCTTTGAAAAATCCTTTAGCCTGAAATGTGGATGGTGAAGAAGAATTTTTAACTGCATACATTGCTTCTCTTAAATTTGAAAATTCTTCTATTGTTAATGGTTCTAAATCAACATTATTGTTTGAATCTTCTAAAGATTCATTAAATTTTTTAATATGTGCCATTTTAAATATTATTTATTTTTATGTATATATAAAAAAATATTATGATATTTTCAGTTACAAATGTAATAAAAAATTTTTAATATATAACTAAAATGGTAATAAAAATTTTTAATATATAAAAATATGAAAAAATATCTTGATTTTATAAACGAAAGTAAATATGATAATACTTTAGAATTATATCCTGAAAAAGCAGACTTAATAATAAAACTTAAAGAAGAAAATATTACACCAGCATGGTTGCCTTGGGTAGTAAAAAATTGTAATAATATGGAAGATATTGAAATAGTTATTGATTTTAATATTGCAAAACAAAATAATTTAATTCAAAAAGCAGACATATTTAGTTATAACACCATCCAGAAGATAAAAGATGAAATAGAAAATGTAAAAGGAAGAATTAAAAGAATAAAAGATAGAGAAGGAATTAAACCAATTTTTGAAAGTGGTCCATATGAAATTTATAAATTAAATAATTATAATGAATGTGCTAAATTATTGAATGGTACTGATTTTTGTATAAAAAAACCAGATAGATTTGATTTTTACACAATAGATAATACTGATCCAGAAAAAACATCTAAACTTGGTGCACATGAATTATACATTGTAATAAATGAAGATGAAAAAGGACGTTTTAATAAAATAGTTATAGGTAAGACTAAATTTATAACAATAATATATGATGTGGAAGATGAATTTTTAAATAATGTAAATCAAATAATTACATTAGAATTACCGGAAAGTCGTGCTGTTTGGAAAAAGTGGACAATTAATAAATGTTTAAAACAAATTATTTATTTTGATGATATAAAAAACTACTTTATGTCAATGCCAAATAATGTTGTTTCTTTCTTGAATAGAACAATATATAATCCTACTGATGAAAATCCTAATAAAACCAGTTTTAAAGCAAGTTTTGATGGTATTATTAATGGACATCCTATTACATTTGATGATTATAAAGTAGTTAAAACTACTACATCTAATTCAGGTGGTGCAAAATTAATTATATCTAATGGTAAATTAATATTTTATGCGAATTATGATAATGAACATAATTTAGTTAAAATAAATAAAGATGCTAATCAAACTGAAAAAATTATTGATATTAATAATCCAGAATTAATAGAATATTTTACAAATATATGTAAATGACCTATTTAACCCATAACTTATTATAATAATATATTTGAATATCTGTTAAGTTATTAATCCATTCCTTAAAATATTGTTGGTATTTAGGTGAATTGTTTTTTCTCCATTCTTCATCTAAATATCTGTATAGTATATCATTCATTATAAAGTATTGCTAATTTTTCTTCAAGTATTTTAATTTTTTCATTTGTTTCATTAAATTTTTGAGTTGCCAATTCATCTGACATAGGATATGTTTCTGATCCACCATAAAAAGAAGTCATATCTTTATCAAGTTGATGATAATACCAAAAAGTTTTTACAAATGATTTAAGTCCAGAAAGTTCATGTTTTACTTTCCTTCTTTCTATTCCATGTATTTTGTAAGTTATTTCATTCATATTTTTAAATTTATGCTCGTGGTAATAACCAAGGATCAGGAAAATTAAATTCTACTGGATTACCATTGTATTCAATATATTCATTCCCATCAAATATACAATCTAAACAACATTTAGTACTTAGATTAAAATTTTCTTTTAATTCATTATTTAAAACAGTATCCAATAAAATTTTTACATCATTCATTGAATCACAATATCCATGTGAATTAATTTCTTTTCTTAAAATACTCAAAGATTTAATCCTATCATATTTCAATTGTCCTACTTTTATTAATTTATATTCTAATTCTTCCATAGTTTATTAAAGCTAATTCTGTTAATTTATAAGTGTAAGCAATCCATTTTCCACCAATTCCAATAGGAATTGCACCTTCAGTTGAATACCACACAATTATTTCACTATTATTTGGTTCAATATACAACCCATTATATCTCATTTTAAGTTCTACTATAATACCAGTTCCATCTTTGGTATGTACTTCTTGACCTAAATAAAATTGTGGGATACCATCAACTGATTCCAAACCTTTTTGATAATCTGTAAGTTTTGTCATTTTAATAATACCAATAATTTAATATATTTTCTATTGCATCATCAAATTCAATTAATACATCCACATCCAAATTAACATCTTCTGGAAATGGTTCTTCATTCTTAATTTTATTTGTTAAATCTTCAAGATGTTTTAACAAATTTTCTTTAAGAGTTGGTATATAGTTTTGTCTATCTACCATCTCTTTTTCTGAATAGAAATTCCTTGGATTTGGATTGTCAATCATCTTTATTAGTATTTGGGTTTATCATCAAAACTTTTTCCAAATAGTCTTAATATGAATTCAAAAAATCCTAAACATAATAAAACTAACAAAGCTAATATTTCCGGAAATAATATTATCACTAATAATATTATAAATAATAAAAGTCCTACCATAAGTTATTTATTTTTAAAGGTTTTAAAATCATTTAGAATTTCATCAGAAGAATGTTCAAGCGCATAGATTCTGAAATCATCAAAACTATCTCTGAATTTATTAAGCATATCTCCAAGTTCTTTATCCTTCAGTTCAGGATATAGTTCCATAATTAGTTTACCATTGAATTTATTATAGATAGATTCATTTTCATCATCAATTTTTTGAAGTTCTTGAATCTGTTCTTTCAGACGAGCTTCTGGAAAATACTTATCAATTTCATCAATGTAATCTACTTTTTCTTTAAATTCATAGGTCTTAGTGATATTATTATCAGTAAGATATTCAAGGAATTTTTGATAAGAAGTTCTCTTCCTATTTCTTTTCCTATCAATAGAATTCATATTATCCCATTGGAAAATATTATGGTCAAAATATTTTGAACCAATAATAAAATTAAAAATTTGTTCCATTTCATCAAAACCTTTAAGATATTTATTATAATTAAATCCAAGAAATTCTACTGTTTTTTGATGATTTTTAGTTACAACAATATCTTTAGTTTGTCTACCACTAAAACTTCTTACAGGAAAAATCAGACCATTCCATCCAAATTTTAGTCCAAACTTGTGATAAGTTTTTCCACAAATATTAGAAAAAGGATCAAAGTCAAACCATTTGATTGCAAAATTCCAATCATCTTCCTTAATAGAAATGAAATCAATTTGGAAGTTATCATAGTCAAATGATACAACTCCACCATTATTATAGATTTCAGTAGGATTAAAATGTTCCTTGATGAATTCAACCATATTGATGTTATTTAGATTTTCAGTTTTCCTAATAAGAACATCAAGGTCACCATGATCTTTTTTATTATAATAAGATTGTACACATTTAGTATCAATTCCTAATTTAAAAAGAACATCAGTAATTTCTTGTGAAATTCTATTGTAATCTTCAGTAGACTTTCTTACCGTTATTGCTACTTTAAGTGCTTTTCCGCCCATTTTTTATAATTTAATTAGATACAAAGATAGTATTATTTTTTTAATTTTCCTAATATTTTATCTAATTTTTGAGCTCTTTCTACTAATAACCTAGTTTCATTATATTCTGTTTCATTTTCATGATAAATTAAGTAATCACCTATCACATTAAAATTATGAAAATAAAATTCTTCTATTTCTGTATCACCTCTTAAATAGATACAATCATATCCATTCATAGCAACATCAAAATCTTTCCCTTTAATGTTATCACTGAACCAATTACATATAGCAGATTTATATAATTTTTTTTCATCGCGTTTTAACATTTCTTCAAAACGATAAAATTCTGCATTAACACAGTTCTTTGGGATTTTCCAAAAACCATGTCTTGACTTCTTTGCTTTAATTTTATATATCCACATATTTATAATTTAGATGTTATCTTCTGTTAATTCCATTATATACATTGCTAATGATTCTGCTGCAAGTAATGAGTACTTTTTTTCTACTCTCTGTTCTGGTGTAAGACCTTTCATACGTTGTAAAAAAACATATGCTTCAAGTCTAATCTGATTTCTTCTTTTTTCATCCATATTATTATAATTTAGATTTTATCTTTTTTAATTTCACCATTCTTTCAAATAATGTTCTATCTTCATGGTTTTGAAAAAAATATAATGTATTATCAAGTAATTCATAATTAGAATATTCATAAAATTTACCAATTACATGATCAGTAAATATTCTGAATTGACCTTTACCTACTTCTACTTTAAATTCATTATTATTATTTTCTGAATAAGCAGTTACAATTGCACTTAATAGTTCATGATTCATTGAACTAAGTTTAGCCTTTATGTTATAATTAATTAGTGTTATAGGAGTTCCCCATAAACCATTAGGTTGTCTTTTTGTTTTTATAGTATAAGTTATCATTGTGCAAATGTACAAATAAAAAAAATAAATTCCTAATTTTCTTTAAGATAAATACACCTAACAAATGTATTTGGTTTAAATCCAATTTTAGTTATACAATATTCAAATTCTAAATCTTTTATATCTTTACCCATTTTTCTTAATATTTTAAGAAGTTTTGTATGTCTTGACCCATTTATATTTATTGATGTAAATAATGTTAATCCAGGTGAACTAGTATCTGGATCAACTCTAATTACAAATATTTTATCCTTATGAACATTAGTTGGGTTTATAAATATTGTTTGATTTATACCCCATTTATTTAATTTCTTTTCAAAAACTTTTACTCCCATTTGTGGAAATTGTGATGTTGAATCAACAATATCTTCAAAATCTATAAACATAAATACTGAATTTTCTATTTTATCTTTAAGTACAGGTACATATTTTACAATTTTAGTTAAATCAAAATTATTCATATTATAAAATTCTTTTTATAAACATATAGTATTAAATTGAATATAAGATTAAAAAAAGTTAATTTATGAATGTATTAAGTCTTTTTGATGGAATTAGTTGTGGACAAATTGCTTTAAATAGAGCAGGAATAAAAATAGATAATTATTTTTCATCAGAAATTGATAAACATTCAATAAATGTTACACAGAATAATTACCCTAATACAATTCAATTAGGTGATGTTACTTTATTAAAAGGAAATACATTACCTAAAATTGATTTACTTATTGGTGGTTCACCATGTCAAGGGTTCAGTTTTGCTGGTAAACAACTTAACTTTGAAGATCCAAGAAGTAAATTATTCTTTGAATATGTAAGATTAAAAAATGAAACAAATCCAACATATTTTTTACTTGAAAATGTTATAATGAAAAAAGAATATCAAGATGTAATATCTTCATATTTAGGTGTTCAACCAATTGAGATAAATAGTGCATTAGTTTCAGCACAACATAGAAGAAGATTATACTGGACTAATATTCCAGATGTAAAACAACCAGAAGATAAGAAATTAACAGTTATGTCTATAATTGAAGATAATATAGGTGGAACTAAAGTTATCTTTGATGAAAATGGTATTTGTAGGTTAAAGGCAAAGAATAAGAAGAATATAATATTAGAATTTGAAGTACCACCACCTTATTCAATATATGAAGCAAGAACAGATATGGCAAAAATTGCAAGAAGGGAATCAAGAAAATTATATGGAATAGATACTAATCCAAGGGGTGTTGATTACAAGGAATATAGGATAAATAAAAAAGATAAATGTAATTGTATTCTTACTTCAAGGACTGAATTAGATTGTATAATAGATAGTCAATATAATTATAGGCCACTTACTATAATTGAAGCAGAAAGACTACAAACAGTGCCCTATAATTATACAAACTATGCCAGTGATAATCAAAGATGGAAAATGTTAGGAAATGGATGGACAGTTGATGTCATATCACATATTTTTTCACATATAAAAAATAATATATAAAATTATGATAAATACTTATGAAGAATATGTTAATTTGATTAAAGAAGGATTAATAATAACACATCGAATATCAAAATATAAACATCTGATAGAAAATTATTTAGATAGAAATAATATTAAATTCGAAATTGATGTTAATAGTACTAATGATACTTTTAAATTAACATTATATGAAAAAGAATTAAATTCATATGAATCAATACTATCTTTGATAAATAATATTGGGTATTTCCCTTCTTCGATAAAAGTTTTTAGAAATATTAAAGATAGTAACAATGAAAAATATCAAAATTTTAAATATAACTTTGATACAATTAAAGATGAAATAAATAATGAAAAATTTATTAAATTAATTTTGTCTTGTGAAGCATTGTTTGATTATGAAGTTTTAAATTTACCATCTATTATTTACCATATATATCCATCAAATTATATAAATAAAATTTTAAATCTTGGTCTTATTCCAAAATCAAGAATGAGAAAATCATATCATCCAGAAAGATGTTATTTTACTTATAGTATAATTGATGCAAATAATTTAATAAAAGAATTTCAACTTAATGATATTAAAGATAACATAGGTCCAATAAACTATTCAATTTTAAAAATTGATTCTTCTGATATGAAAAATAAAACAAATGATAAAGATATTAAATTTTTTATTGATCCTAACTCTGTTGGATTTTATACTTACGATAATATCAATCCTTCTTTTATAATTTATCCTTAATCTTCTTTAATTTTAAAGACCTTTGAATTTCTGTTCCTAACATACTTTTTAACATTTCAGATTTTCTTTGAAATGAATCAATTTCTTCTTTATTGTCAAAATACTTTTTTAATATTATAATTTTACTAATTATCTTAAAATTCCACCATTTAAAATTTAAAGTATGGATATTCTTATAACCCGAATAAATATTCATTGATTCTGAAAATCCTTCCTTCATAGTAACAGAATTACTAACAAATCTAGTTTTAGTTTCTTTATTAATATATGGACTAGCATAATAGGAATTACCTTCAATAAATTCCCAATTTTCAGGATGATTTAAAGCATTCTTTAACAAATCAATATAAACTTTTTCTATACTTCTGTCTACTTGTGTTTTCATAATTTTTTCCTTATTTTAGTTACTTTTAAAAATCTATCCATATTATAACCTAATGCATCTTTTAATTCATTGTTAAGTTTTTCATCTTCATTTTTTTTCTATCCATTATAGTATCTAAATACATTGAATGTATTAATATACTAGTTTTAAAATCCCACCAAGAAATTTTTAATTCATAAATTCGATAATCATTTTTATATATGAATACTTCAAAATTATTCATATCGTGTTCTATTTTAAATTGGATTTTAGTTTCTTTATTAATATATGGACTAGTAAAAGTATAAACAACATCTGAAGATTTCCATTTTTCAGGTGTTAATAACATTTCTTTAAGTAATTCCAAATATACCTTTTTTAATTCCTTATCTACTTTCATATTTTTTTCTTATTTAACTTTTTCATTATTCTAATTAATTTTATTGACCTCATTATTAATTTTTCTTTAGTATTAAGGTCAATAAACATTTGTGTTAAATTACAATTTTTTGAATAATCTGTTAACCAACCATTAATACTAAATGGTACATGTCTTATTTGATTATCTTTTAATATTGCATTGATTAATTTCTTTTGTGGTTTAAAAAATGTACCAACATTATAACTTGGTAAATGTGTTTTAGTTAATGGTTCAGTATCACTAATATGTTGTTTTACAAAATTTAATCTCAATTCAAGATTACTGATATTAAGAATTAATTTAGCTTGTATTAATGTCTTATCATTCCCAAAGGAATAAAAACTTTCATTAGTACCAATAATATAATACTTATTATCAATATTTTTCATTCTAATTTCTTTTTAATTTTAGATAATTTTAAAGATCTATCCAAATTTGCACCCAATGACTTTCTCAATATTTCATCAGTATCTCTTGCTTTTTTCCATTTATCTTTGACATCCATAAATCTCTTTAATCTTTTTAATAATTTTCTTGTTTTAAAATCCCAAAAAGATAGTTCTAATGTATAAATAAGACTACTCTTGTTATAAATATCAATCTGTGAACTATCAAAATCACCTAATGATGTACAGGTTTTAAAAAATATTTCACTATCATCACTAATACAAGGACTTTTATATTCCTTATATGAATATTGTAAATTAGTCCATTTTTCTTGGGTTTCTAATAAACCTCTTAAGATAGTTAAATAAATATCTTTAGTTTCTTTGTCAATATCTAATCTTACCTTATCCATATTATTTATCTTTATTAGGTGTTAATGTTCTTTTAATTCTACTCATTAATTTTTGTAATTTATTTCCTCTACCAGCACTTACTCTGAATGTAGTTGGGTCTTTAAAAAAATTTTCAGATTCTTTAAGTGTATCACGCCAAAAATCAGTGTAACCTGAGAAGGAATCTATTAGTATAAGCATAAATATATTTTCCCTTAATGCAGTTCTACATAAGGTTTGTAATTTTTCCAATGTCCACCTAGTATCCTTATATAAATATATGTAAATACTCTGTTCTCTAATAAAAAAGAAAATCATTTCTTCTTCATTTTTTACTTCATACATATAGTATTCCAATTCATCAAGAATTCTGGTATTGGATAAATCATCTATATTTCCATATAGTTGTAAAAGGTAATGTGTCATAATTTTTATTTTAATTTACAAATATACAAATAATTTTAAATAAATACAAACTTTATCTGAAAAAATGTTTATATAATATTAAATCAATAAAAATAAAATGACAGTAAGCATTAGAAATACAAGAGAAGAAAATTTCAAGAAAGAAATTGTCAATTTTACAGATGAACATTATAAATTAGCAAATGATATATATAATCAATTTGGTAATTATGGACCATTATTAGTTAGTCAAGAAGATGATACATTATGTTTTGTAGTGAATTTAGCAACCAATAGAGTAGATAAAGAAATAGGAACAAATTTATATAAAATAAAAATAATTAAAATAAAATGAAGAAACAAGTAGTAAAAGTATTTAATAAGGGTACAAATGATTTACCTAATTATTCAACAGAATTTGCAGCAGGATTTGATATCAGAGCTGATTTAAGTAGGATTAATCAATTCAGTGATTTAATGGGTAATGATTCATTATCACTTACAATACCAGAAGATGGTAGTCCTAAAGTAATTACATTATTTCCTAAAGGTGGTAGAGTATTAATTCCAACTGGATTACACATATCTATACCAGATAATTATGAATTACAAATTAGACCAAGAAGCGGTCTTGCATTGAAAAATGGTATAACTATTATGAATAGTCCAGGTACAATTGATTGTTTTTCAGAAGATTCATCTATTAAATCAATTAATGGTGATATTAATATAAAAGACTTAAAAATTAATGATGTTGTTTTATCAGTAAATGAAAATTTAGAAATTGAAAAAGATATTATAACTGCTATTATTGATAAAGGTGTGTTAGAAATTAATATTATTGAAACAGAAGATGGTATATTAGAAATTACTGATAATACTTTAGTTTACACTGATAGAGGATTAATAAAAGCAATTGAATTAAAAGAAAATGATAATATTTTACATTTTTGATATTTTCCACCTCTATAATCTTTATATATAATAGAAAATAATTATAGGAGAAATGATAGAATGTAAAATATGTGGACATCAAGTAAAATATAGATTAATTGAACATATTCAAAAAACACATAAATTAGATATAGATTTTTATAAAGAAAATTTTGGTGATGTTATATCTAAAGAATATAAAGAAAAAGTTAGTGAAAAATCTAAAGAAAAATGGCAAGAAGAAGAATATAGGGAAAAAACTAAAAAATCAAGAGAATGGATATATAATGATATAGAACTTCAACAAAAAAGAACAAAATCTATTTTAAAATATTATTCTGATGGTGGGAAAGTTTGGAATGATGGATTAACAAAAAATGATGATGTAAGATTAAAATCAATAGGTGAAAAAAATAAAGAACATTTAACAGGAAGAACCAAAGAAAATTATGAATATCTTAAAATACATAGTGATTTAATGAAAGATAGGTGGGAAGATAGTAATATATTAAAAGAATGGAAATCAATACAAAATAATGAATACAAAAAAGATATATGGAAAAGAAAAATATCAGAAACAATATCAACTAAAATATTAAATGGTGAATTAAATACATTGAGTTCTTTTAAAAGTGGTTGGTATATAAATAGTAATAATAAGTATTGGTATTGTTCAAAATTAGAAGAAGAATCTATGATATTATTTGATAAATATAAATTAGATTGGACAAATAAACACGGTATTAGAATAGAATATTTTTTAAATGAAAAAAGACATTATTATATACCAGATTTTTTAATAAAAATTAAAAATATTCATTATATTATTGAAATGAAAGGGTGTGATTGGGATGGTGATACTAAAATTAAAAAAGAATATGCAGAAAAAAAATTAAAAAATTATAATATTTTTTATAATTTAAATGATTTAGAAAATTTTATAAACAAAATAATAAACTAATAAAAATGAAAAAGACAAAAATTTTATCAATAAAAAGAGAAAAGAAACAAACCTATGATATTACAGTTAATAATAATCATAATTTCTTTTGTAATAATCACTTAATACATAACTGTGATTATAGGGGTGAAGTTGGATTAATTATAGTTAATACAGACCCTAATAAATTATTTGAAATAAGACATGGTGATAGATTAGGACAAGGTGTTTTGAATCAAGTAGAACAAATAGAATGGGAAAAAGTTTATAGAGTAGAAGATTTAGGTGAAACAGTAAGAGGTGAAGGTGGTTTTGGTCATACAGGTAAAAACTAAAAAATTAAAGATATGATAATATTTAGAAATAAATCAAAAAATACACCAGTAGTATTACATCATACAGTACCACAACATACAAGTAGTCCAATAATTACAAATACACCACATAGTGCAACAACACTTAATATCAATGGACAACCTATGTATGCAAGTGCTGTTACATATAGTTGGTTTGATCCAGAAGAAGCATTATTAAAAAGGAAAAAAGAATTGATGGATGAATTTGAACAGAATCCAGAATTATTCAGTGAAATAATGGTAGAATTAAGACAAAGGAAGATTAAAAAATTAAAAGAAAATATCTAATGGGATTATTTGTATCATATTGTAAAAGATGTAATAGTGCACAAAATTGGTTTATTCATTTAAAAGATGGAATCAAAAAATGTCAAAATTGTGGACATATAAACACAGAAAAAGATATGTATGATTCTTTGTGGAATGAACATTATTGGGATGATTATAGATTATTGGAAAGTAGAAAAGAAAAAATCTTAAAATTAAAAAAGTCAATTCATTAGAATTGACTTTTTTAATTTTCCCAATTTGGGTAATAATTTTGAGTAGAAGATAATTTTATTTTCTTTGCGTCTTCTAAATTCATTATATTTTTGAAATCATTTCTTATTATATTAGTTTTAGCCAAATCTAATAATTTTATAAATTTTTCCATTTCATCATCATTAGTATTGTATTGATTATTTAATTTATCCATATAAATAATACCTGATTTATTAAGTTTTTTATTAATATTTCTCATAAAATCTTGTATTTGTTGATCATTTAATTCTAAAGTATTATTATTAATTCTTCTTTGAATTGATCTTCTATTAAAAAATGATATAGGAGAATGTTGATATTGTTCCCAGATAGTAATAAATTGATATAATAAATTTTTATCAGTAATTAGATTCTCTACTTTAAAATGTTTTATTAAAAGTATATAAGATAATATTTCTACTCTTTTATTTTTATCATATTTTTTAAATGAATGAATAAATGCACCCATTTCTCTATCATCTGCAAAATATAACATAGTTTCTAATAATCCAATTTTATTAGAAATTTTTTGGAAGAAATTTTTAATTTGATTTAATACTGTATTATTTTCATAATCAATTAATAATATATTCCTATCTATTGTTGATTGTAATACATGTATTAATTCATGATTTAATGTTGCTTTACTTGGTGCCTTTAAATAAATTCCTACACTATTAGAGTATTTTAAATATGCTGTTTTATTAATAAATTTAGGACTAATACCAATTACTATGAAAACATATGGCCAATCTTTTAAAAAAGGAAACTCTAATGATAACTCTTTAATGCTAAAATTATATCTTTTTAATTTATTATCATTCATATATTCTATAATATATGTTGATAATTTAATAATATCTTTATTTATTCCAGTATCAGTAGAAGATTTTTTTTCTAATAAAAATTCATTAAATGTTTTCATAGTCTTATATATAAAAAAAATAAGATGATTATTTCTAATCATCTTATTTTTAATAATTTTATTTTAAATTATTTTCTTAATATAAAATTTTCATATGTCATAACATTTCTACGACTTTCTTTAGCCATTTCTGTATCATAACCTTTTCCAAATTCTGTGCCATCTACAACATCTTTTGCAGTTGCAACTACTTTATCCACAACACTATTTATTGTAGTAACAGCCTTTTCCCAATATTTAGCAATGATACCTTTTTTATCTTTTGTACCAAATAAATAAGTTATAACATCTTGTGCCATTTTAAATGCAGGTGGAACAATTGCATCCCAAACTGCTGAAATAATTTTCCAAATTATAATCCCAATTACCAATACAACAACTACTGTACCTTTAAGTATTATACCAATTGCTGACGCAACATCACCCGGTAAGTTTGCAATAAATTTTAATGTTTTATTTAATGGAGAATCATCTTCTTTTACTTGTCTTTTTGCCCAGTTTTGTAAATCTGACCAATTATCTTTCATATAACCTTCTAACATTTGTTTATTCCATTCCATATTTCCAATTAATCCTAAATCACCTGGTATTACATCTACTGGTGTTCCTATTATTGGATATACAAAATGTTTCATAATCCAAGGTTTAATAGTATCATTCCATAATGGTTCTATTTTAGAAGACCAAGGTTTAATTAAATTATCATATAACCACTTTGCACCATCTTTTATTGCTTGTAATAAATCACCTGGTGCAGCTTTTACTGCTGTCCATTTTTTACTAAAAAAATCAGCAACATCTTTTGTTAACCAGTTAACAAATTTTTCACCTAATATTTTAATTTTATCATACATTTTTCCTGGTAATTTTTTTGCCCAATCAATACCATGTTCAACTGCAGATATACCACTATTTACAACATTTGTTGCAGTATTCCAAGCACTTGTTGCACCTTTAACAACTTTACCTGCCATAGATCCTACTGCATTTTTAGCCCTATCAAGCCAACCAATTTTTTCATTTACCACGTAATAAAAAGCTTCATATACTAAATCTGAACTAATAGTATTATTACTATTTTCATTAACCATATATGCTATGTGTCCTAATTCTTCAAAAATCATATTTACATTTCTCATATTATTTTAATTATTTTTTTTAAATTTTCTTTATTAAAAGTATATATTAAGAAATAAAACCCATTTTTTGAAAAATTAAAATAAAATACTATTTTTCTTTATAAATAATACAGAAATTTCTATTTTCAGTTGAATCAACTACTTCACGATACATATCTCTTACCTTATCTGGTTCAATTTTTTTAGTATAATCTTTCAATAAAACTTTTTTCATCATTTTATAATTAATTTCAGTAGGATTTCCTTTGTAGATAATTTTATCTGTTTTAGAATCTAATATCATATCAAGAATCTTTTTAGTTAATTCTTTTTTTGATTTAAATGATTCATAAACAACATTTTCTTTGAGCTCTATTTTCATAAAAAATTGATTATTTTTTAATATATAGTTATATTAATTTGTAAAGTTGTTTTTAATTAGGTAAGAAGATTTTTATATATAAAAAAAACCAATTAATTATTTTAATGTCTATAACACCAAATTTAGTATTTTTCAATAAACAAGGATACCCTTATAATTTTACAATGTCTGATGGTATTTGGAATGGAAAGATTTTCTTTGAACCAAATAGTACAGACATATTTAAATCATTAACACTATATACATTAGAAAGTGTACAATCGATTCAATACACTGATACTTTTGATATTATAAATAAAGAAATTTACAATGATAATGGTATGACATTATCAAGTGGTTATTATACAAACCAACCAGTAACAAAAATATCAACAGTCAACCAAAGTCCACTATTTTATACAAAATGGATTTATGGAACTAATTTTAATAAATATTTTCCTAAAGGAACAGTAGTATCTTTTTTAAGTGGTACTTCCGGATTAGAAGGTGAATCAGATTTTTTACCAAATAATTTCTTTACTGTATTACAAACAACTAAAAATGCATTTATGATTAGTACTACTACTTCTAATGATATTTTTACATTTATTTATAATAGTGGTAATACTTTTTATGTTAATGCACATGATTGTATATCTATACCTGATAGTGGTATGACATATGGTACATTTATATTACCAGATGAAAAAGTATCTGTTGTAGGAAGTCATAATGGGGATAATGATGGTGTTTATGAAGTTAGTACTACTGGACATACAACTTCAAGAATATTTGATTATAACCTATCTGGATTAACAAATTATAAAGATTTTATCTATGCTGACCTAACACTTTTAACAGAAAGACCAATATTATATCAAGGTCAATTTATAATGGAATATACTGGTAATACTTTATATGCAACTTTTATAGCTGGTAGAAATTCAAATTTAACTGTTGGTTCTAAATTTATTTGTGAAGATGAAAATATGAATTACTTATTAAGTAGTAATGAATATACAATAACAGAAATTATAACAGAAAATTATATATGTACACCAACTAATATGACATTTAGTGGTTCAACAGAAGAAGAAGATGATGGTACATTAGTGAATGTTTATAAATTAAGAATGTCAGAAACATATAATATTCAAAAAGGTTGGAATATTAGATTTGATTCTGGTAATACTACAAGTTACTTTAATAATAATTTAGTTAAAAATGTTACTAATATTGTATCTGGTATTACCTATGTTGGTGAAAGTGGTATAACTTATTATGATATCTATCTTGATTCATTTATTACTACTGAAACAGGTGTAACTTATTCTATTACACATGTATTAAAACCAGAAGAACAAACTAAAGTTAAAGTTACAAGTAGTGTAAATGTTTCTACATACACAGGATATGCAATAGTCTTATCAACTACAAATAAAATAAGATATTCACAAGAAGTATTAGATACAAATATAAATGATACAATTGACACATTTATAAATAAATATGGAAATATTTTTGAATCTAATGGAATTGATATTTATAGAAAAGAATCAACATTATTATTTGATGGAAGATATAGTGGTCAAAAACCATATTTTAATATGGAATTATTTATTAATACTAATCCAATTTTAATTAATAGTGGATATTCATATAATTTATCCGGTGATACATATTTTTATAATATAATTTTAAAACCTTGTGATATTAGTTATGAAAGATTAAATATGTCTAATAACTTATCCCAATCTTATTATGCTGATATTACATTAGATTTATTTGATGATAGTCAAGACTTTGGATTTCAATTAATTATAAATGGTGTTCAATATTATACTTCATTTAATAATGATTCTGGTACTACATCATATACACTTGAAACAATTAAAGATTTTATAATAAAATATCATGATGTATTTTATTATAATGGTATTGATATTTATTCTGGTACTACTACATCAGGTAGTACAACAATAAATCATTTATATATTAGTGGTGATGAACCAAATGTTGACATTTGGGAAATGAAAGTAAAAGTAAATAAAAATTCTTCTTATACAATTGATGAAGTTAAAAATAGTTTTATGATGGTTACTGCAAATCAAATTCAATCTTCTAATGTTGATTTTACAAATTTAGGGTTAGCAACTGGTATGATTTTATCTGTTAGTGGTTCATCTTATCCATTAAATAATAAAGAATTTAATATAATAGGATTAGATTCTAATACAATAGAATTATCTTATCAAGGTCCTATGTACACTGATAATGCAATATTATCATTAAGAACAAGGGAATATTTAAGAAGACCAAGAGAAACAAATGATAGTGATATTATATATCGTTACAGATGGGAAACTGATTCAAATACTAATGTATTAATAGATTCTCAATATGAAACATATCCATCTATGTTTTTATATGATTTAAGTGGTGATAATTTAGTTCCTTATGGTAATAATCCATTATATGCTTATACTGGTCCAAAACCATTAGTATCAAGTGGTGATATTGTGTTTCTTAATAAAGAACCAAATAAATCACAAACATATGTTAGTACACCTTATAAACAACAAACTGTATTTGATCAATTAGATTTTACCTTACAGAGATTTGATGATGATAATGCAAGTATATTACCACATCCAATTCAAACATTTATTGGTTATAATTCTAAAATAGAAGGTGTAGATCAAAGAAATTTAATAATTGAAAGAATAGATAATATTATTTATAGTGGTACTACTGAAAACCCAGGATTATATTTTAATATAAGTAATAATACAATTACTATGGTTAGTGGTTCTACAACTTTTCTTGATTTAGGATTTAAATCAAATAGATATCTAAGAATGAAATTTGATGATAATAAAGCATATACACAAACAGTATTTGAAGATTATCATGATTATTTAATTACAGATGTTACAAATACAAAAATAACAGTAGATGAAACATTAACAACATTCACTACTATGAATGATACTTTTGATTTTGAATTTATATTATTACCTGAAAGAATTGCATACTTTAGTTTATATGGTGAAACAGAAGAAGAAGATGAAAGACTTGAAGCTAATATGAAATTATTAGGTATATCATTAACAGAAGAAGATGAATTTATTTTTAAACAATCTGATGTTACTGAGGATGGTATTGATTATAGACTTCTTAATAGAAAGAGAAAAGAAATGATGAATGTCTATCCAGAAATTTATAATTATATTGGTTCTTATAGAGCAATATTAAATTCAATTGACTTCTTTGGATATTCTGATATTGAATTAGTTGAATATTATAGAAATATTGATGTAAAATCACCACTTTATAAAAAATTAAAAAGAATTGTAATACCTGATTTATTAGATAGACAAGTTGAAGGTTGGTCTTATAGTGAAGAAACACCAAGTCCATTAGAATATGTTAAAACTAATTTACTTAATTTAACTTATAGAATAACTGATGAAGAAGGTAATAATGTTTATCTATTCACATTAAAAGAAGTACAAACTAAATTAAATGGTTTAAAAAAATGGTTAAGAAGAAATGTAATTCCAGTTAATACAAATATTAGAGATATAACTGGTGTATCAGAAGTTGCAAATACAACTTGGAGAAGATTTGATCCAGGTACTAATTTCCAAAAAAATGTTACATCACAAAGTAATGAAGCTATTAATATTAATTATACTGCAACTAGAAACTTTAATGATAATTGGTTAGTATCTTGTAGATTTTATGTTATTAATACTGGTAATACACCTTTATATTGGGATTTAAAAGTAATCACATTTAAAAAAGATCCTGATAGTGGACTATTATACCCACAACAAAGATGGGATGATATGAGAACTGATTTATCTAATTTTAACTTTTCTATTAATTGGGATGGTACTAGTACTGATTATGCTTATGATAGATTCTTCTATGTTCAAACTACTGCATATAATGACTATGGTGTGGCTAAAACAATGAATAAAATGTATAGATTAGAAGATGGTGCTACTTATTATTTTGATGAATTTAAAAATTATACTTTAGTTAATAACAACTTCAGATATAAAACATTTGGTTATGCTCAAAATTTAACTGATGTTTATATTATGGATGGGGATGGTAACTTCTGGATTGTAAATAAAGAAATTCAAGGAAATAGAATTTAAAGTAATTCAGTCTTATTCAAATTATTAAAATATTCTTCTGTAAATAAATCTTTACCTTCTAATATTTTAGAAAAATATTCCTTACTTGGTTTTAACCCTTCTTGTAATTTTTCTGAAGTAGCAACATATACTATACATCTTATTGTTCTATCACTTGCTTCAATGTCAATATATTCTCTTGAATAGTGGGTTGGGTAGCCTTCATACTTATCCAATAGGGAAATACTTTCTTCGGTTATTTCATAAATACCACCTTCAACAATTGAACCTTTGGATTTAACAACATTAGCATAACCTTCTTTAAAATTATTTTTAGAAGATTTTTTATTGAAAACTAATTTATAATCTTTTAAAATTCCAAATTGTCTGGATGTAAAGACTACACCCCTTTCTATCATTCTTTTAGAATCAAGATTTGAACCATATGCAAAATATTTTACCATAATTATTATATTATAAACAAAAGATTAAGTTTAAAATAATTATTTAAGTAAATTTTCATTTAAGATTCTTTGTAAAATATTACACATTGGTAATTTCCCTGTCTTACTTTCATCATTTGAACATCTGAATCCAACATTAGGAAAGTAATGAATAGTAATATCTTCTACTACTAATCCTTGTGGTGTTCTCATTATATTGAATAACTGGTCTTCTTCATAATAAGAAGTATATCTTTTAAGTATTCCTTTTTTTCTATCACCAATATCAACTTTTGTTTCTGATAAAGTGTTTAAACATTCCTTGATCATTTTGTACCTAATTTTTTTACTATATATAAAAAAAAAAAGTAATCAAAATGAT